TGGGGTACGCAAGCAGACAAGGTCGCGCGCGGATCAGCCCCTCGGGGCCGCAGGCCGCCGGCGTATGCGACCGTTGCGGGTTTGTCTACTCGCACAGCGCCCTCGCGTTCCAGTTCGACTGGCGCGGCGCGACGCTGCAAAACACGCGCGTCCTCGTCTGCCGCAAGTGCAATGACGACCAGCAGCAGCAGCTGCGCTCTATCGTGATCCCGGCGGATCCGGTGCCGATCCAGAACCCCCGTGTTCAGGACTTCGTCGCCGCGTCCACGACACGCCGCACGACCAGCGGGCAGGACACCGTCGACTTCTGGACGGGCATCCCTATCCCCGGCAACGACGGACGCATCACTCAGAACGACGACACCCGCGTCACGCAGCAGACGGGCGCCGCCCCGGGGAGCCTCAACGAGCAGCCGGGCACCGACCCCAACGCACCGGGCAACGACGATCCGGGGCTGCCCTACGGGAACACCGACGTCCCCGAGACAGGACCGCTTACATGAGCAATATCCAAATTCCGAACCTGCCGGCTGCCATCGCGCTGAACGGGGCGGAACAGCTTGAGATGGTGCAGGCTGGTACGTCGGTCAGGGCCGCCATTGCTCAGCTTCAAACGTACCTCAATCTCAGTCTAACGGTCGGCGGAACCGGGATTTCCGGCGGCAACACTGGGAGCCTCCTGTACGACAACGGAGGCTTCCTCGGCGAACTTTCCTTCGGTATCGTCACATCCAAAACGGCAAACTACACCATCTTGGCCGCTGATAATTACAGGGATTTCGACAATAACGGAGCCGCGGGCCAAGTTACGCTCACGCTGCCTGCCGCGTCTGTCGGGTTGGCCTATGGGTTTGCCGTCATGGAAGCCCAGAACCTTGTGATAGACGCCCCCGGCGGGGTCACGATTTACCTTGGAGAGCTGGCGACGTCCGCAGGGGGAACTATTACAGCCAGCACGGTCGGATCGTACCTTTTCATCAAGTGCCGCTCAGCTACCGAGTGGTTCGCTCAATCCTCTATGGGAACATGGACACCGGCATGAAAAAGCATCTTTTTCTTCTGCTGGCCCTTACTGCCCCGTCTCTCGCCTACAGTCAGACGCAGACGCAGTACTACACCGTGCCATCCATCGCCGCGCTCAAGGCGATGACGACCTCGCGCCCTCAAGTTGTACAGGTCAACGACGCGACCCCCGGCGTCTTCAATTTGACGAGCGGGGCCTGTTCGGCGGCGGATGACATCTATCAGGTGCAGCCGACCAGTGGCACTACCGTCTGTTACACACGCTTGGCGACCTCGTACTTTGTCGGTAACTCCCCCACCTTTACAGGGACGGTCACGTCGGGCGCGACTACCGTCCTCAAGAGCATCGTTGAGACGGTGTCGGCGGTGTCTATTACCGCCAACGTACTGACCATTGATCTCAGCAGCGGTGCCACGGTCTACACGACTTCGTCAAATGCCAACATCACGACGTTCACGATCTCCAACGCCCCGGCAGGCGCGACGGCGTTCACGTTGGTGATGACGGGCAACGGCACCACCTACACGCAGACGTGGGGGGCTCCGGTACTGTGGCCCAATGGTGTGCCGCCCTCGCTTACGACGACGACAGGTCAGCGGGATGTGATCACATTTATCACGACCAACGGGGGAACCGACTGGCTGGCCTCCATCACGCAGAACTTCTAAGGATGTTGTGATGTCTTATCGTATTCTTCTGGCGCTGCTCACGGGTCTCTCCTTCCTTGGCGGCGCGGCTCACAGCCAGTCTATCGGCGTGGCCAGAGCGAACGACTTCAACCAAGGAAACCAGTCCTCCCCGATTGCCCAGATCAAGATCACAGGCGGTCTGCTGATCGACTATGTGAACAACGAGTTCGGCTACCAAGACCCGACGACAATCGGGTCGTATACAAACTACGGCAGCTTCTCGGCGATGTTCACGGCACTGTCGGGCGTCGTCACGTCGAGCGAGAAGTGGATATACGACGCCACTGGGACGCTCGTTCAGACTTCCGCGAACACCGTGGCGGAGCCGTGCTACGGGGGCGACGGCGAACTGCGGGGCATCTGCTGGGAGAACGCCGCGACCAACGATCTACTTCAGAGCGCCACGTTCACCAGCGCCACTTGGACGAAGACCAACGTGACCGCCACCGCCGCCGCGCGCACCGCGCCGACCGGGACGCTGGTCGCCTCGACGCTGACGGAGAACGGCGCTGCCGGTAACCACCAGATCATCCAGAACATCACCAAGGCCGCGAGCGCCCTGACCTACACGGCAAGCTGCTGGTTCGCGCCGGGAGCAGGCGACCGCGTCCCGTATGTCTACGTGGACGACAACGCGGGCAACGGTGCCTACGCAATATTCAACTTCGACTACACGAGCGACCTTCTACCCACACCAGTTGGAGTTGGCACTTCCTTCACCACTCTTGCCGCCCACCTTCAGGCTGGCGGCCTCGTTGCGGCGGACAGGACATCGCCTTACGGCTACGTGCGTGTCGGGCTGACGTTCACGACCAACACGGCGACCACGTTGCGTGTGGCTTTTGGCCTGTCTGACGGCACGAACCTTAGCTACACGGGCGACAACACGTCGTCGCTGGCGATCTGGGGCTGTCAGGCGCAGCAGAACACAGTCGGATCGGTGCAAACCTCGACGGTTATGTCGTCCTACATCCCGACCACGACGGTCACTGCCGCGCGCGTCATTGACCAGATCAAGATGAGCATACCGACGAACCTTCAGTCCCGTTCGGCGTACTCGTTTCTTCTGGATGTCCGACTGCCGGACGCCGCTCAGAACGTAAACAACGTGTTCATGGCGATGGAGAACGCCGCCAACACCAAGCGCATCACATTAGTGCAAAACAATGTAAATGTTGCAAACACATTCAGTATGCAGTTGGTGGACAGCAGCACGGCTAGTGTTACTACGGGCGGACCTCTTTCTACTTTTAATCAAGGCTTCGGCATTGCAGCAGTAGCCAAGCCCGGAGCCAACTGGATTCGCAATACAGGGCAGTCGACAAAAACAAGCACGTCAGCGACGTTTCCTTCAGACCCCCTTACGATTTTGCAGTTGGCAAGCTACAGTACAGGAGCCACGCTCACTTCTAACAGCGCGCTGACACAGCTTGCTATATTTGCGGATGCCCTCTCGACGCAGATTATGACCAATCTGCTGTTTCCGCTGCCTCCTTACAATCCTGACGCCAACTTTCCGCCGAATTACTTTACGCAGGCGATGCTCAGTAGTGTGTACCCCGGCTGGGAAGTGTGGCGATCCGCGCGACTTCCTACGAGCGACGCGGAATCCAACGCCACATACCCTTGGTACCCTGTAACGGCGGTCTATGGGCAGAGCGTTCTATCGCATCACGCGTCAACATCGACCACCGTTGCCGCCGCCGCGTTGGCTTGGGGTAATCGGTGTAACTTGTGCCGGGCAGCGTTCACCGGGACGGGGTCGGGGACTGCCCTGACTGTGACAGGCGTCACAGGGACTATTGTTGCAGGGTACGCCGTGTTTGGGACAGGCGTCGCTATGGGCACGACCATCGTCTCGCAGACGAGCGGCACGCCCGGCGGCGCAGGCGTCTACGTCACCAGCCAAGCCACTACCTCCAGCGGCGCTTCTCTTACGGCGGGTGGCATCGCCAACATGAAGCCTAACTCAGCCGCAGGCACGGTGTTTTTCACAAGCAACGGCAATCAGGCGCGCGTCAATTTTACCACCTACGACAAAGCCGACGCGGCGATGTACGCGCAGTTGCTTTACCTGAACGGATACCCCGCGCATGCGAGTGGGGCATGCCCTGCGGGGTCTACCGTGGGCACATTCACGGGCACAGGATCGGGAACCAATCTGACAGTGACGGCCCTCAACGCTGGCGGGTTCTTGTGGCCGGGGTATATCGTGGCCGGGACAGGCGTTCCTGTGGGGACCGTCATCGTCTCGCAGACGAGCGGCACGCCGGGTGGGGCGGGTGTCTACGTGACGGACAACGCGACCACATCCAGTGGCGACGCGCTGACGGTGACGTCGATCATTCGCTACTGCGGCTATCTCGATGTCACAGCGGCCTACGGCATCCCCGACGCCAATGTCGTTTCCTACACTACGGCCAAAGCCAACCCCGACTTCTATTTTCCCAACACGACGACACAGGCGGGTGTGAGTTACTCTACGGTGGACGATTGGGTATTCCTGCACGATGCCACGCTGGCTGGCGGCACAAACCAGATATGGGGCGTGCTGTGTGATTGTGAAATGTCCGACGGTCGACTGGCCAGCCGCAACACGGCCAACATGATCGAGTTCTCCAACATCACCCGTGCGGCGGGGTATAGGTACGCTGTCGTCTCCAACGGCCTTCTGGGCGCAGGGCAAAACGGTGGTTTCTGCGGGATCGGGGCCACGACGAACAACTGCGACATGGGTGCCAATGGCAATCTCAACCCCATCGTTACCAACGTAGATCAGTTCTTTATCTCTGCAGGTTCCCCCGCTCCGACGGGCTATACGTTCGCCACGTCGCTGACTAAGTATTGGAGTATGATAGGCGCTCCGGGCAGTTTCCCGCAGGGGCATGTCATTCTCCAGTTTGTCTTGGGGGCGTGGCCCGCTGGCACCACTGTTCGGAACGCTTCAGAGGCTCGCGCTTTCGCCATTGCGAACAACGTAGGCGGCGTCGTAATTGCTCCCGTCTTCGCTCAGATGGGCGGCTCGGCCACGCGATGCACCAACCAGAAGATACAGGTGCTCCTCTTCGGGACTTTCACGTCGCCTATGGACCCCGGATGCCAGCCGTGAGAGGCTGCTCAATCACCTGCGGCGGGGCAAGCCGCACCATAAATACGCGAGGCCTCAATGAGCAACCGTAGCGACGGCAAGCCCCTGTGGTGGGTCCGCCCGATCATGAACAACACGATCCGCGAAGATAAGGGCCACATCTTCACGGGCACGGAAATGGAGATGGTGGCGCACATCGGCAAGACGCACCGGGAGACGGGCACGCAGTACGCCGCCGTGAGTGTTGGCGCGCGATAGATAGCCTGCGCATGAACAAGTCCCGCCTGTACAGCTCCCTCTGAGGATCTCATGAGCACAAACCGAAAGGCCTTCTTCGACGGCATCCGCCCGGACCTGTTCGGCGGCACGCTCACGCAGGATCAGGTGAACGGCATCGACGCCATCCTCGACGAGTGGGAGGCGCGCAAGCTGACGGACCTGCGCTGGCTGGCCTACATGCTTGCCACGACCTACCACGAAACCAACATGACGATGCAGCCGGTTCGCGAGGCGTACTGGCTCTCCGAAGACTGGCGGCGCCGGAACCTGCGGTATTACCCGTGGTATGGCCGTGGCTACGTGCAGCTCACGTGGGAAGAGAACTACCGCAAGATGGGCCGCCTGCTGGGCGTTGATCTCTTGGCCAATCTCGACCTCGCCATGGACCCGCGCATCGCCGCCGCGATCATGTTCGAGGGTATGATGGCGGGAGACTTCACCGGCAAATGTCTTGAGATGTACTTCAACGACACGGTAGACGACCCGATTGGCGCACGCCGCATCATCAACGGGACCGACAAAGCCGACCTGATCGCCGGCTACCACCACGGGTTCTTGAGCGATCTCCGCTACGCACAGGGGGCACCCTCCTAATGCCTTTCCTCCCTCTGCTGCTCGGCCTCGCGCCGACCGTCGCCAGCTGGCTCATGGGCGACAAGACCGGCGCCGCCGTATCCAAGATCACGGGCATCGCCCAAGACCTTTTGGGAACCTCCGACGCTGCCGGCATCGAGAGGGCCATCGCCGCCGACCCCAACCTCGCCTTGCAGTTCAAGATGGCGGTCATGCAGGCCGAGGCCGACGCCCGCCGACAGGAATTCGACACCCTGCAGGCGCAGCTCGCGGACGTGCAGAACGCCCGCAACCAGACGGTAAAACTCGCCGAGGCTGGCTCGGTTATCGCGTGGGGCGCGCCGATCATCAGCATACTGATCACGGTCGGCTTCTTCGCGATGCTGTACGTCGTCATCCGCCAAGAAATCCCCGAGAGTTCCCAGACGCTCGCCAACATCATGTTGGGCAGCCTTGGTACTTCTTTCACGGCAGTGGTAGGATACTGGGTCGGCAGCTCCGCCGGCTCCGCGCAGAAGACCAATGCGCTCGAAAAACTCGCCCGTGGATAGGGGGCTGAAATGACGACCGGACTGACCTACGCCACGTTCGTCACCGAGCTGGCCAACCTCGCGGTGGTGGATCCGGCGGACGTCAATTTCGTCGCCAACCTGCCGCAGTGCATCACCTACGCCGAGAACCGCATCTACCGCGATCTCGACCTGCTCTCGACGGTCACCGCCGCCTCCGGGTTCGCGTGCGCGACCGGCAGCCGCCAGATCACATGGCCGATTTCCCAGTTCGTGACGGTGCAGGAGATCAACGTCATCACCCCCGTCGGCACCGCGAACCCCGACGCGGGGACGCGCGTCAACCTGCTGCCGACGACCAAAGTCTGGATGGACACGGTTTACGCCTCCCCCAGCGCGACGGGCGTCCCCCAGTGGATGGCCATGCTCAACCAGAACACCGCACTGATCGCGCCGTGGCCGAGCGCCAACTACAGTGTCGAGATCGTCGGCACCGTCCGTCCCGACTCCCTGTCGGCGTCCAACACGACGACCTTCATCAGCACGTACCTGCCGGACCTGTTCCTCATGGCCTCCATGGTCTTCGTCAGCGGCTATCAGCGCGACTTCGCGCTCGGCGCCAGCCAGCCGAACGACCCCGGCATGCCCATCAACTACGAGACGCAGTACCAGACGCTGTTGAAGAGCGCGCTGGTCGAGGAGGCCCGCAAGAAGTTCGAGGCAGGCGCGTGGTCGTCGATGGCACCGGCGGTCGCGGCAACGCCGTCGCGAGGGTAGCGCATGCACGCCACCCTGAAGCTGATCCCGACGGTCGACCTCAACCGGACGCCGGCTCTCAACGAGGCCGCGATCAGCTCCACTCAGCTTGTGCGCTTCATCAAGGACCGCGAGAACCTCGGGCTCGTTCAAAAACTGGGCGGCTGGTCGCGGTTCTACCCGACGACGCTGACAGGCACGCCGCGTGCTCTGTGGGCGTGGCGTGACAACCTCACGAACGACTACCTCGCTGTCGGCAATTCAGGAGCCTCGGAAGGGCACCTGTACGTTATCAATGAAGGCGCGGCGCGAGACATCACGCCTCAAGTCTTCGACACTAACCCCGCCGTGGATTGCACGACAACCCTCGGCTCAAGCACCGTGACCATCGGCGACCCCGGTTTCAGCGCGGCCACGACAAGCGCATCCGGCGACGGCACGACGGCTACGATTACCTACGCGGGCACGCATGTGTTCCCCGTCGGCGGAACCGTTGTTGTCGCTGGCGTGACGCCCGCGGGCTTCAACGCAACCGCTACTGTGACAGCCTCATCGGCAGGGTCTGTGTCATACCTGAATGCCACGGTAGGGCCTCAAACTGTCGCGGGCACCGTGGGCGACGGCGGCAGCAACATCACCAGCTACGACGCGGTCTACATCCCCGCGCACATCAGCGTGGGCGGCCTGATCCTGTTCGGGGTGTATCCCTGCGTCGCGGCGTCGTCCACGACATACCAGATCACGGCCCTCGACGCGCTGGGTGACCCGGCACTGGCGACGTCTTCGGTGGCTAACGGCGGCGACGTGGCCGAGTTCGACACGACAAGCGGGGCGTCAATTGTCACCGTCACCTTGAATGACCACGGTTTTGCCGTGGGTGATACCTATTCTGTGCTGATCGCGACTACGGTTGGCGGCGTTACGTTGACCGGCGACTACATTGTGCAGACGGTCCCGACCGTAAACACGTTCACCATTCAGGCAGCGCAGAACGCCGCCTCGACAACCTCCGGGTTCATCAATGGCGGTGATGCTCGATACATTTACTACGTGACCTACGGCCCCCTGCCCGCGGGAACGGGATACTCTACTGGAGGGTACTCTACCGGAGGGTACTCTACCGGCGCGGCGCCTGTCGCGGCGGCGGGGTTCCCTGTCGAGGCGTCGGACTGGGCTATCGACAACTGGGGCGAGATCCTCATCGCCAGCCCCGACACGTCGTCGCTGCTCACATTCGACGAGGAGCCCGGAGGACCGATCTACCAGTGGTCGCCGACCACCAGCTTCCTGAACGCCCAGATCATCCCGCAGGCGCCGATCTCGAACCACAGCATGTTCCTTGCGATGCCGCAGCGGCAGATCGTGGCTCTCGGGTCCACGTTCACGGGCGTGCAGGATCATCTGCTGATCCGGTGGTGCGACCTGAACAACTTCAATTCGTGGATCGCGACGCCGGTCAATCAGGCGGGCTCGTACCGGCTGACCAAGGGCAGCCGCATCGTTGGCGGCCTGCAGGGCCCGCAGCAGGGCCTGATCTGGACCGACCTCGCGCTTTGGTCGATGCAGTACGTCAACCTGCCGGACGTCTACAATTTCAACGAGATCGCGGTTGGGTGCGGCCTGATTGGCAAGAAGGCGATGGCTATCCTGAACAACACTGTCTTCTGGATGAGCCAGTCGCAGTTTTTTGTCTTCGCTGGCGACGGCGTGAAGCCGCTGCCGTGTACGGTGTGGGATTTCATATTTCAGGAACTGGACACAACGCAGGTTTCCAAAATCCGCGCGGCGGCCAACTCTCGCTTCAACGAGATCGCGTGGTATTTTCCGACGCAGTCGGGTGGCGGCGAGGTGGACGCCTACGTCAAGTATTCCTTGTCAACTGGCGGGTGGGACTTCGGATATCTGTCGCGGACGACGTGGATCGACCAGTCGGTCCTCGGGCCGCCAATTGGCGGTTCCTCAAGCGGCCTCATCTTCCAGCACGAGACGTCGCCGAATGCTGACGGCCAGCCGATGTCCTCAAGCTTCCAGACGGGATACTTCACCCTGCAGGACGGCGACCTGCTGTCGTTCATCGATCAGGTCTGGCCGGACTTCAAGTGGGGTTACTACAACGGCGCGCAGAACGCCGAGCTGCTGATGACTTTCTACGTCGCCGACTATC